CACTGCTGACTACAGTGTAATACAGACATGGGGTATCTTTCACTTCTATGAAGCAGATGAAGATGGTACTGAAGGTACAGCAGCTAACTTGGTTCTGTTAGGAAATAAGCGAGGAAGGTTTGAATATCCTGACTTGAGGAGGATTGCACGGGAAGAGTACGACAAACACAGACCTGACATTTGTGTAGTAGAGAAGAAGGCCAGTGGTCAGTCATTGATACAGGACTTACGAAGAACAGGACTACCAGTGTTAGAGTACATGCCAGATAAAGATAAAGTTACTAGAGTCTTTAGTGCGTCTCCCATGCTAGAGTCAGGTAGGGTGTGGTTGCCTAGAGGTAAGGATTGGTCAAAAGAATTATATGATGAGTTAATCTTGTTTCCCTATGGCAGACACGATGATCAAGTAGATGCATTAACAATGGCAGTTCATTACGTAAAGGAAAGCTGGAGATTAGAACATCCTGAAGACCCTAACTGGGAAGACGATGTTAATCCTCGACGGACGAAGAAAGTTGCATACTGGCATTTTTAATGCTATAGTTAATTTTATTTCTTTCTCAAAAGGTTCTATAAGGAAATACTAGTTGACATATATTTTTGAACATGGTATAAACAATGACTTAGTACGACCTGACTACAAAGAATACAGATGTACTAAGACACCATGTGCTTGCACTATTCCTAAAATGTGTAAAGGTAAATGGCGTAAGTATCAAAAAGATTTAATGCAGCACATACATTTAAAGTTTAAGGATACGTATAACAATGGCTGAAAACCAGTTACCTATTGTAGGGGGAAGAGATGTACCACAACAAGAAGGATTAGGTAGTCTTCAGAATTTAGTTTCTAAAGCAGATAAAGGAGTACGTTCTGCTCTTGGTCCTGCTTCTGGTCCACTAGAAGGATTACTCAGTTTATTTGATTTACGAAATGTACCACAAGCATTAGAAACTGCAGGAAAAGATTTACAAACAGGAGCAACTGAGGGTGATCCTAGAGCAATGCTTGCGGGAGTGTTAGGAACTGCTCTTGTTGGTGCAGAAGGAATGCCCGGAGGAAAAGCTGCAGGAAAAGCAGGAAAAGCTATTAATGATCTGATCATAGATTATCCTCGCCCAAAACAACAATGGTGGTTAGACGAAGCCGATGAAACTGGCTTTGTAACTTTATACCACGGTGCAGATAAAAATGAACTTGATTCAATTTTAAAAACAGGTTTGCGTCCAGATGGAGGAGGTTTTGCATATACATCTCCTGATGCATCTACAGCAACTGCTTATTCTGTTATGGCAGGTGGCGAGAAAAAATTTAAAAACATGGGAAAGCAAGCAAAAGACGTTTCAGCAGAAAATAGAATTGTTATAGAATTTAAAGTGCCAATAGAAGAAATAACAAAAAATTTTAATAAGCAAAGAAGTCCAAGAAGCAGAGAATCTTTATTGGGTTTAACATCTAAAGACGAAGTAGTTACTGCAGAAAGTTTAGCTACAGCAAAGAAAAAATTTACAGACTCACCCTTTGATCCTGACCGTGGTCCAATAAAAATTAATACTGAGGATGATTTAAAATTTAAAACACCTTATTATGAATTAAATGAATTTAGATTTGAAGGAGGGTTGTCTCCCAAATATATTACTGGGGTATCTCAAAAACCAAAAGTGAAACGAGACGATGTGGCAGAAGACAAAGATTTAAATCCTCAAGATTTTCTACCTACAGTTAAACCTAAAAAACCATCACCTCAAAATAAAGAAAACCAATTTAATTTAAAAGATACTGTTTCTAAAATTCAATCGGTAATGCAAGAACCTACACCTCCTATAAAAAAAGAATTTAATGTAAAGGAAATAGCTTCTTTAATTAAAGGAGCAGTTAATAAAAAGAAGGGTGGTTCTATTGTGGAACGTAATCCTTACAACTATAAACCAAGGGCAATATAAAAATGGCGACTGAACGCAATCCATTCGATCCTATTCCTCAAGTAGAGATTTCTATAATTGAAACAGAAGTATCTGAACAAGTAGAAGGTGAAGCACCTACAATGGAGTTTGATGAAACTGATGGCAGTGTTGTCGTTATGTTTGATAGTAATGTAGGAGAAGATTTATCTAAGCAGCAAGTAAAGGAAGAAGGTAAAGATTTCTTTCGTAACTTAGTTACAGAACTTGATGAAGATGAACTACTAGAAATATCAACTCAAGTATGTGATAACTATGAAGCAGATAAAGATTCCCGTGCTGATTGGGAAAGTATGTTTGAGCGAGGCTTTGATCTGCTAGGTCTAAAGCTTCAAGAAGGTTCAGAACCATTTGAAGGGGCATGTACAGCAGTACATCCTATCCTTATTGAATCAGCAGTTAAGTTTCAGTCCAAGGCTACTCAGGAACTATTTCCAGCTATTGGACCAGTAAAGACTCGCATCATTGGTAATGTTTCAGAGGAACGGGAACAACAAGCACAACGAGTCAAAGAGTTTATGAACTATCAAGTTCAAGAACAGATGACAGAATACTTCGATGAGTTTGAACGTATGTTGTTTCATCTACCTCTTATTGGTTCTGCCTTTAAAAAGATTTACTTTGATAGTAATCTTAATCGTCCAGTATCAGAGTTTATTCCTATTGATCAGTTCTATGTGTCTTACTACGCTACTGATTTACAGAATGCAGATAGGTACACCCATGTAATCTTCCGTAGTCCAATTGAGATGCGACGGGACATGGCATCAGGAATGTACCATGATGAAGAACTACCAGAAGCAGGTATGCCTAATCTTACTCCTATTGCACAGAAGATGGATACAATTATGGGAATGTCTCCATCAGGAGATAATGATCCTCAGTATGTTCTTCTTGAACAACATTGTTATCTTGATCTTCCCGGTAAGTTTGGAGATGAAGATGATGTTCCGCTACCCTACATTGTTACAATAGAAGAACAAAGTAGGAAGGTTCTGTCTATTCGTAGGAACTATAACCAAGACGATCCTCGTAGAGAAAAGAAAACTTTCTTTACACACTATAAGTTTGTACCGGGATTTGGTTTCTATGGTCTAGGTCTTATTCACTTCCTTGGTAATCTTACTATGACTGCTACTGCTGCTATGCGTAGCTTGGTTGATGCAGGACAGTTTGCCAATCTTCCCGGTGGCTTCAAAGCTAAAGGTATGAGGATTGTAGGAGACAATGATCCTATTAGTCCCGGTGAGTTTAGGGAAGTAGAGGCTACAGGTAATGATATTAGTAAGATGATCATTAACCTGCCATACAAAGAACCTTCACAAACTCTATTCCAGATGCTCAACTTTGTAAGTGCAACTGCTCAGAAGTTTGCAGATACTACAGAGCAAGTTATTTCTGATGGTGCGAACTATGGACCAGTAGGAACTACAATGGCTTTGTTAGAGGCTAGTAGTAAGTTCTTTAGTGCAATTCATAAACGACTACATAAATCTCAGCATAGAGAATTTAGTTTGCTAGGTAGGATTAATAATGAATACCTACCAGATGAATCAATGATTGATATTCCATCTAATGCTCTTACTATTTATAAGAGTGACTTTGATGGCAGGATTGATATTATTCCTGTATCTGATCCTAACATTCCTTCTTCTGCTCACCGTATGATGATGGCACAACTAGCACTTCAGTTGTCTCAATCAGCACCTCCCGGCATGTTCAACGTAGAGGAACTAAACAGGACTATTCTTACAGCAGCTAATCTTCCTAACCTAGATAAGATTATGCCACGTAAACCTGATCCTGAACCTCTTGATCCTGTAAGCGATATTCAAGCAGCAGTTAAGGGTATGCCAATTCAAGCCTTCCCCGGTCAAGATCATCAAGCACACATTCAAATTAAAACTTCTTTTATTCAAGACCCAATGAATGGTGGTAATCCTCTGATGCAAAGGATTGTTCCTATTCTTCAGGCTAATATTCAAGAACATATTATAATGAAATACAAAGAACAGATACTTGGTATATCAGAACAACTAATCCAACAGTACGGACCACAGGCAGTAGCTGATGGAATGGTTGATCCTAATGATCCTCGTATCCTTGATCAAGTACAAATGATGGCAGCACAACAAGTACAGCAAGCTAATGCAGCAATGGCAGCGCAGCAGATGGCACAGTCACCTGAAGCACAGATGTTAGGACTTGAACAACAGCGTGTTGAAATTGAAAAACAAAAACTTGAGATATCTGCAGCCAAAGAACTTACTTCTTCTGCTTTGAAAAATCGTGAATTAACTTTAGAAGAAGCAGAACTACAATTGAATATGTTCAAGGCTGGCGCTGATATGTCCAGTAAGAAAGTAGAGAAGCAGAAAGATAGAGATACTAAGATGGCGATTGCTGCTCTTGAAGGTCTGCTTGATTTAGCTAAAAATACAGAAAACATCAATAGAGATAAAGCACTCAAAGCTGCTGATGTATTAAGTAAATTCGTAGACACACAAATGATTAGTAAGGAATAGTATGGAATTTTGGGAACAGATGGGTAAAGAGTTAACAGATAAAATTGAGGAGATAAAAAAATCGCTTGCGTATGGAAATGTTTCTAGTTATGATGAATATCGTCAAGCAGTAGGCACTGTTCAAGGATTGGAATGGAGCAGAGAATGCTTGAAGGAAATTATTAATAATAGATTTAAACTAGAAGAGGATTAAGAATGCAAGCGGTACGTATGGATAAAAGTATAGATAATTCTGAATGGTTGACTGATGAAGATAAACTAATTGATAAAGATACTCTTCCTGCTCTACCGGGATATCACATTCTAATACAGCCAGTATCTGTAAAGAAAGAAACTAAAGGAGGAATTATTCTTCCTGATCGTGTAAAAGATGATGTAGCTTATTTGACTACAGTAGGCAAAGTACTAAAATTAGGTGACTTGGCCTATCAAGATGAAGTAAAGTTTCCTCAAGGAGCATGGTGTAAAGAAGACGATTATATTTGTTTCGGTAAATTTAATGGACAAAAGTTTGTCTATAAGGGAGCAAAGCTTCTTCTTTTATTTGATGATCAAGTAATTATGCGAGTAGATGATCCAACCAGTTTAGATATTACATATAATTTATCAAATTAATATTTGTATATTTGTATATACATAGTATATGATGTATATATT